TTGGAACAAGAGAATGCTGACCGTTTTAAGGCAGCGGTTCCTGCTTGGTTTCAATCCTTAGGGTTCAACATGAAAGTTGAACAAACTGTCTACGAACTTGAACACATTGAATTTTGTCAAATGCATCCTGTATTTGATGGTAGCAAGTGGCGGATGGTTCGTAACATCGTTTCTTTAGCTAAGGATTTAGTTTGCACTACCAATCAACAACAAGTTGACAAGTGGTTGCAAGCCATTGGGCAAGGTGGTATGTCATTATGTACCGGTTTACCCGTATACCAAGAATTTTACACATGGTTGAGTAACTTTGGTGGACAGAAAAACCACACAAAGAAATGGACTCTCTTCACAAGTTCCGGATTTGCCAGGTTGTCTAATTTTAATAACATTAGAACGTATCAACCTGTGACCGTAGAAGCTCGTGAAAGTTTTGACAAGGCATTTGGCATTAATTTTAGCCAACAGTTATCATTAGAGATGGTTTATAAGAATTTGAGTAAGGGCCCACTCGAAATTTCAACCACTCAATTTAATTGCCTTACAGAGTTCAACCAAAACTCATCACTCCTGTTTTAACAGCTCCCTAAATCACTCACAGCATTTTAAATTCGTCATTGTATGGCAGCGTTAGCACCTGCAGCCGTAATAGCCGCCCTTGTTGCCAAAGCAATTTCTGCTTACCAATTGAATCAATCTACAAGTTCTCGATCACGTTACAGACAAGCTGTATCTGACGCTTGGAACACCCGTAAACCACCACAAATTGAAAGGCCAAGATTTCGTGATCCTAATAGCGTTCCAACAATTGGCCCATCTCCTGTCAAGATTCTTGAAAGGATGACTAATGGTGGGAGTACATCCCGTATTCGTCGCACACGTCCTGTCCCATTCTCATCGGCACATCGTACAATTAGAGAGTCTATGGCTGCTGGAGCAATAACACGTAATTTTCCCTCTAGATCATTAAGCTCTAGTGAGGGATTAATCTTGTCACATTGCGAACCACTTTTAGCCCCAGGGCTAAATGCCGCCGGAGCGTTAGCTTATTCTACTAATGCCATTATTCCTCCAATATTTCCTTATTTGATTGGAATTGCCCAAAACTTTTCTAAGTACAGGTGGCTGAAACTCCACTTCTACTACGTACCGGCTTGTCCAACTTCTACACTTGGAGAGATCGCCATGTCTAATTTTTATGATTGGCAAGACGCTAGTGC